CCGATCGTCGTCGCCGCCGCCAACGTGTCCACCACCCTCACGGGAATCACCTCGAAGGGCGTACTCGGAGGCTCCATTGCCTTCACGCGCTCGGACATCGGCAACGGCTTCATCGGCGGACCTGTCCAGGTTTCGTCGGCCTACGTTGCCACCATCGTGCCCCTCGGCGTCTTCATCAACGACGCAGTCGGCAACGCCTTCGAGAACACGCCAGGCACGGCCTCCAACCGCGGACCCTATGTCAGCGGCCAGGGCGTCATCGCGGTGGCACTCTGGGAGACGCAGCAGCAGATCGGTGGTTCGACGGCTCGAACGTACACCATCGGCGACAAGCTCTACGCCTCGGTCAACGGGCTCCTCACCAACCGGATCGAGGATGCCTACGAGTACAACGTTTCGGGTCAGAACGACCCGGACTTCGTCACGGTCATGGGCGTGCTCAAGGTCGCCCCGGATGCCGACAACGACCTGATGGTCGTTGACATGCGCGTCTGAGGCCCTTCACCCCGAAACCACTGACCAAGAGTTCAGAGCACAAGGACAAGGATAGTCGCCATGCCGAACCAAGTTTCCAACCAAGTCAAGCAGCAGATCATCTCGCAGTACATCAAGACTGCGGCGGGTCGTGCCAAGCTGGCTGCCTCCATGATTCAGCCTCTCCGGCTGCGTCGTGACTACACCGCGGTGGGTCGCAAGACCTTCCTGGTGGAGCAGTTGCCAGACGGGGCGCTCCCCATCTACGACAAGGACCCCGAAGTCACAGCCTTCGTGGTCGGCGAGGAGGGCGAGAACATCCTCGCCATCCAGAAGCCACGCCGGGTCATCTTCCCGCTGTTCGAGATCGCCTCGAACCCGGAGATCCCCCTCACCCAGATCAAGGAGCGACGCTTCGACCTCATCGAGCGTAGCCAGGACCTCGCCAAGGCGCAGATCCAGGCTGCCGAGGACGAGCGGGTCTTCGCGATCCTGGACAGCATCGCTGTCTCGGGTTTCGACACCCTCCCTGGTCAGACCAACCCGGACGTTGCCGTCGTGGCTCCCATCTCGCCGAGTGTCCTCGCGGACGCCTTCGCCGAGGTCGAGCGTCACGATCTGCGTGTTGCCCGCATCTACATGAATGCGGTCGACTACGCCGACATCCGCAAGTTCGGTCGGGACATCCTCGACATCGAGAGCCAGGCGACCCTCCTCAAGACGGGTCTCCAGGCCACCCTGTGGGGTGCTCAGATCATCACGAGTCGCCTGGTTCCGGCCGGGTTCGTGTACGTCTGTGCCGAGCCCGAGAACTTCGGCCGCTTCCCCGTCCGCACGGAACTCACCGTGCTGTCGGCGGACGACCCGAAGGCTCGGACCATCGGGTTCTCGTGCTTCGAAAACGTGGGCATAGGCGCCTTCAACCCCCGTGGCCTCACCCGACTGGTCGTCACTCGGTTCTAGGACCGGGTGACTGCCTGACGGCGGTCACGTAGCCACAACCCCACGGAAGCCTCGCCCCTCACCGGGTGGGGCTTCCGTGTATTTGGGCTTTGGGAAGCGTTACGGGGCTCTCCCGATCTACGACGTTGATCTGGCTAGGGGTCCAGTCGTACTCCTGGCATGAACATCGATCTCAGTGCAGCACTCAAGGAGACCTCCCCTGAGGAGGCCCAGGCCGTTTGGGAAGCCCTCGGGCAGTTCGTGGAGAACGAGGCCGAGCACGTCGAGATGGCCATCTGCCAGGCTGAGGGCGCCGGGGTGTCCACGGACGGCCTTGACGACGACCTTCGTGCGGCCTCGGCTTTGCTCGACCGGATGAACGGCATCATCACTGCTCTGGCCGACAGCCCCCTGTAGTTCTTCTTGTACCCCAGACAAGGCATGGACTCTGTTGCAGCCAAGGTCGCGGTCCGGTTTCGCAGCCCTAGCCTCGTGGAGCGTGTGGCTGCCCGGCACGTGGAGAGCTGGGGCCGGAGTCGCGTCATGCCTCGTTCGGTCTACATGCCGAAGGAGGTCGCAGATTCCGCCCCCAACGTCGACCCCGAGGGGACGGACGTGGCGATCTGGACCTGGGAGTACGGTGAGGAGGGGCCCCGTGGCCCGGCTCTCATGGGTATTGCCTTCCAAGGCAAATCCAACAAGCCGCTCTGGTACCACAACTTCTCGTCAGAGTCTCAGCGGCAACGGTCGATCAAGGAGACCATCGACAACCGCAAGGAGCACTTGGCCCGTAAGGAGCAGGAGCGGAAGGAACGTCGGGAGTTCCAGCACGGGCTCGAAGTAGGAGCCATCCTGGTTTCCTCTTGGGGCTACGACCAGACGAACGTTGACTTCTATGAGGTCACCGAGATCAAGGGTAAGATGGTCGTCGTTCGAGAGATTGCCTTGAAGAACGTCGGCTCGTCAGGTGACCGGGATAAGGTCGTGCCCATTCCGCACAAGTTCATCGGCAAGCCGCTCAAGCGGAAGCCCACGGGCCGAGGCACTCAAGGTGCTTGGGTGAAGATCGACAACGTCCAGACGGCCCGTCTGTGGGATGGGAAACCTGAGTACCAGACGAGTCCCTATGCGGGTCACTGATGGGTATCGCTGAGTCACTGATGGGTATCGCTGAGCGAGTTGCTGCTCGGCACGAGGCCGACTCCGAGGAGACCTCCATGACGGAGGAGCTGGGGGCGGTTCATCGTCGCCAGCGGCGTCAGAAGGGCAAGGCTCGGCTCAAGCAGAAGCAGTATTACAAGCGGAACCGGGCCAAATCTAGGCGGAAGGCCAAGCAGTGGCGGCGGACCCACAAGTCCAAGCTCAAGCGGTACCGCAGCAAGGTGAAGCGGAACCCGATGATGCACAAGCGTCGTCGGGCCGAGGACCAGATTCAGATGCCCGTACAGGACGTTCAGTTCTGGGATACCCAGACGGATGAGGGTGGGTCCGTCCAAGGGATCGACATCGACGAGTTGCAGATTCAGACGGTGACCGATGCCGGGTCGCCCAAGTCTTACGACATCTACGACTTCCTCGACCGAGCTGTTGCAGTCTTTGAGGAGGATGAAACTCGGCTCCTGGGGGCCTTGGACCAGCTACACGACCTCTCTCCTGAGGAGGTCGACGACGACGAAGACGACGACGATGACGAGGACGATATGTTTGAGCGAGATGCTACACGACACATGACTGCTGACCTTCGATTTTGGGTGGACCAATTCAAGGCACTCGACAAGGCATTGCCTAGGTACGATTCGACGAAGGTCACTGACTTCAACAAGGTGGTGAAGCACTACAGGGCCTCAGGGCTAAGTGGTCGAGATGCTGGGACCCCCGCACACTGGTACCAGGAGTACCGCTCGGGCAACAAGTCTTTGGCTGAGGCTGCGAAAGAGGTCGACCGGGAGCTTCCAAATGCTGAGAGGGTGGTTCAAGCCAGCACGGACCGAATCGCCTCACCAAATGATGCTACCCAGGAGCTTCGACGCATCCTGGCCTACACAGAGAGCGACAAGCCCTCACGGGAGTGGATCGCGGGAGAGCTACGGAATCTAGCCCTCAAGGTGGGCCGGTCCGGTGAGTTCGCGATGACCATCCTGGAGAAGATGGGTGGCTTCAACAAGGTCAAGTCGAAGGTCAAGGGTGGGCCGACCCCGTTCGCCTTCCTTCCTCGTGGTGTTGGGATTGCTCTCGGCTCCAAGAAGGGTGGCAACTACGTCGAGATCAACGTGGCGGCAGATCGCTCGTACTCGATGGAGTTCTTCCAGACCGATGTGGTCAAGGACGAGCAGACGAACAGCATGAAGCTCCAGAAGGACTCGATCAAGAAGTACACGAAGGTCGATGGGGATGAGCTGTCCGAGACCATCAAACGACAGACGGGCATGAATCTGGGGTAAGCTCCCCAGGGATGAAGCTCACTTTCGACACTGAGAGCGCAGAGGACACCGACCGCCTCGCCAAGGCTCTAGGTGAGCTGACCCTTCATCGAGGGACCCGGGACCACGACTGGCGTAACGATGCCGCAGAGCTGCTGAGTGTGCTCAAGCGGCAGGGGCAACGGGATGCTCGCCTCAAACGGCAAAGCCCACTCAAGGCCAAGCCAGAGCGGCGGAACACCATCGTTCACGGGGCTGCCCAAAGGCGGCACTACATCCACGGGGATCTCGATGATTCGGGCAGGGCCATCTTCTGTGGTCGGTGTGGAGGGTTCCAGGCGGTCAGCCATTTCGACGAGGCTCTCTGCCCTCACGCCACGGGCTCTAGCCCGAACATGGACGACTTCAACCTGACCAAGAACGCAGAGACCTATCTGGGGACCCCGGAGGGTAAGCAGTGGCTTCGGGGGCAACGGCTCCAGCGTCCGATTGGGGCCAAGAACCGGTTTGGGGCTGCGGCTTTTCGGATGTTCATGCGGAAGGCCGGGGTTGTGCAGGGCATCACTGAGGGCCTGAAGGTTCTGTTCGGGTAGTCTTCTTGTCGCTCTGGCTGAGTGATGCGCTACTCCTACGACTATCGGGTCGCCGTCCTCGTGCAGAAGAAGCGTGAGGAGACGGGCAAAGAGGAGTGGGCCCTCAAGGAGAAGGACGGTCCGAAGGTCCTCAAGTGGTTCGGGACGAAGAAGCCTTCTGACGAGGCCGTGGCCAAGGAGGAGAAGCGCATCCAGTTCTTCAAGCACAAGGAGGCGGCCAAAGACCGATTACCCGGTGGTCTGTCGGACAAGGGGCCTCCCCCAGGCGTGGACCCCAAGCAGGTCGCCAAGGGCATCAAGGTCG